AAGGCTCTGAGAAACGGCGCTTCGCTTTACGCCGGGGCAATCGGCTGATGGCCGACATCGGCATCTTTCCCGCTTTGCCCGGCCTCGCCTGGAGCGTCACCAAGGTGCCGACCTTTCAGACCCGGATCCAGCGCGCGGTTTCGGGCCGCGAATTGCGCGCGCTCGATTACCCGTTCCCGCTGTGGCAGTTTTCGCTCGTCTTCGATTTTTTGCGCGACGATCCTGCCGCCGGCTACAACGAGCTGCGCACGCTTGCCGGCTTCTATCTTGCCTGCCGCGGCGCCTTCTCGACATTTCTCTACGACGACCCGACCGACGACACGGTATCGGACCAGGTGCTCGGCACCGGAGACGCCAGCCAAAGCGTCTTCCAGCTGGTGCGCAGCTTTGGCGGCGCGCCGGGTTTTGTCGAGCCGATCGTCGCCCCGAACACTGTCGATGCGGTCTACCTCAACGGCCTGGTGCAGAACCCGGCGAATTACAGCGTCGATCCGGCAACCGGGCTGTTGACCTTTGCGACCCCGCCGACGAGCGGCGCCGTAATCACAGCCGATTTCAGCTATTATTTTAGGTGTCGATTTATAGACGATAGCTACACATTCGAAAACTTTATGGCGAAGCTGTGGAGCGTAAAGAAAATGACTTTCATCAGCGTGCGGCCGTGAATCCCGAATACCGGCTGTATTGGGCGCTGCGCCGGCGATTGGCCGAAAGGTCGCGGCGGCGCGTGCGCGCCGTGCTGCGCTATTGGCTCGGCGGGATCGTCATCGGATGAAACCCGCCTCCGCGGCGCTGGTCGCGCTGTTGAACGGCACGCAAGAATTCATCATGGCGGACCTCTACACGCTGACGCTGCAAGGCGGCGGCGTGTTCCGCTATTCGGCGGCGGCAACGGCGATCACAGATACGAGCACCGGCCGTGTCTTTGCCCTCGGCCCGAAATTCGAGCGGTCGATGACCAAGATCGTGATCGGGACCCAGGTGGACGAGCTCGACGTCAAAATCTACCCGGAGCCGACTGACCTGATGGGCGCGACACCGTGGCTCACGGCGGCGTGGCAGGGCCAGCTCGACGGTGCCCTGCTGCAGTTGGAGCGCGCCTTTATGCCCGCCTACGGGGACACCTCGCCCGGCACTGTCGTGCTGTTTTCGGGCCGTGTATCGGACATCGATGCGAGCCGCACCGGGCTCGAATTGAAATGTCGCTCGCATCTCGAGTTGCTGAACATCCAGATGCCGCGACGGCTTTACCAGCCATCCTGCAATCACGTTTTCGGCGATGCGATGTGTCAGTTCGACCGGTCGAGCTTGGCGATCACGGTCGCCGCGACCGCCGGATCGACCGCCGCGATCGTCAAATGGTCGGGCAGCTTCCCGACCACGCCTTTTGCACAAGGAACGATCATCGGACTCAGCGGCGCCAATGCCGGCCAGGCGCGCACGATCACCGCTGTTCAATCGGGGCCGCAGGTGACGCTCAAGATGGCGTTCCTCTCGCCGATCGCGACCGGCGACACGTTTCAGCTTTTGCCCGGCTGCGATCACACGCTCGCGACCTGTCAGAACATCTTCAACAACCTCGACCATCACGGCGGCTTCGAATTTATCCCGACCCCGGAGAACGCGGTATGAGCGAGCGCCTGAGGGCAGCCGACGACGCCGACGCGATTGCCGCCCGGCTCGTCGAGCTCAAAGCCTACCGCGATCGCCGATGCTTCGGCCGGCTCGGGCTCGGCGCGTCGAATTGCTGGTGCTTCCGCGCCGGCCCGGATGGTCAAAGCCTGCCCTGTCCGGTGTTTCGGGACAGCGAACGCGCATGATCGATCCGCGCCGCGCCGCAGTGCTCACCGTGGCCGAAAGCTGGATCGGCACACCTTATCACCACGCCGCACGGGTCAAAGGCATCGGCTGTGATTGCCTGACCCTCCTCGCCGAGGTCTATGCCGCCGCCGGAATCATCGGCCATGTCGAGGTGCCGTTTTATCCACCGGATTGGCATTTGCATCGCTCGGCTGAGCTCTACCTCGACGGCGTCTCCGCGCGCGCACGCGAAATCGGCGGTCTGCCCGCGCCCGGCGACATTGCCTTGTTTCGCTTTGGCCGGTGCTTTGCCCATGGTGCCATCGTGACCGAATGGCCCCTGTTGATCCACGCTTGGCACTCGGCCGGCGTGATTGCCGACGCCGCCGACCAGCCGCGCCTCGCCAAGCGGGTCGCACGCTTCTTCTCGCCGTTCCTGCCGTCCGAGATCTGAATGACCGGGCTTCTCGGGCGCGGGTCGAACGCCAAGCAGGCGACGGCCGCGGGCTCGCTGCAATTCCAGACATCGCAGCAGGGCGGCGTCATTCCGCTCGTCTATGGCACCACGCGCGTGGCGCCCAATCTGCTCGACCAGCAGGATTTCACTGCGACGCCTGCGCCGACCAGCGCCAAGGGCAAGGGCGGCGGAGCAGGAAAAGGCGGCACCGGGCAGTTCAACTACAGCGCTTCGGTCATCCTCGGCGTGTGCCAAGGCCCGATCGCCGAATTCGGCCTCGTCTGGTGGGACAAGAATATCGCCCCGCTGATCGGGCTGCCGGGAATCTCGTACATCAATCTTGGCAATGACGCGCAGGCGCCGTCGTCCTACTGGTCCACCGTCCATCCGGCGAATGCGATCGGCTATTCCGGCACCGCCTATTTCGAGATGGACAACTACCAGCTCGGCATGTCGCCGACGCTGCCGAATTTCAATGTCGAGGTCATCGGGCTTCTCCCCAATACCGGCCCCAACAATTGCGACGCAAACCCGGCTGCGATCGTCACCGATTTTCTGACCAATGCCCGCTACGGCGCCGGCTTTCCGTCGGCAAACCTCGATGCGCTGACCTCGTACCGTGATTACTGCAACGCCGCCGGCATCTGGCTGGCACCCATGATGGACCAGCAGCAGGAGGCGCAGCAGTCGCTCGCCGACATTGTGCAGCTGACCAACAGCGCCATTGTCTGGTCGGGCGGTCTCCTCAAGATCATCCCGTATGGCGACCAGCCGCTTTCGACTGCTTACATTCTGGTCGCGCTCTCGGGCACCATCACCGAGCTCGACACGCTGTCGCTGACCTTCACCGCGGCCGGGCTGACGGGATCGCCGGTCACGGTCACCTATCAGGCGCAGCCGGCGGAGGTGAACAGCGACACGACCGATTATTCGGCGGACGCAGCCGGGCTCGCGAGCGCAATCAATGGCAACGCGGATCTGGCGGCGTTTGGCATCACCGCCGGGTCCGGGGTCTCGACCTGTGTCATTGCATTGCGGGGCACGGCCTTTTCGGCGGGTGTGTCGGTCGTCGGCAGCTCGACCGGAGCGGCGTCGTTCACGGTCACCGGCCCGACCGCCTATAGCTGGACCCCGAACACGACGGTCGAGGCGAGCCTGGGCGAGGACGATTTCATCGTCCAGGAATCGAGCGTCGGGATCGCGCTAGGCCCCAACCCCGGCGGCTCGGCGCTGCGCCAAGGCGCCACCCCGATCACCGGCGGCTTTACCGATGACCCGGTGCACGTCACGCGTGCATCGCCGGCCGACGCCGACAACTACATACAGCTCGAATGTCTCGACCGGGCGAACGCCTACAACACGACGATCGTCGACGCCTTCGACCAAGGCTCGATCGACCTTTACGGTGTGCGCAAGAACACTTCCCTGAAGGCGCGGGCGATCACCGATTTTCTCGGGGTAGCGCCGATCGTGGCCCAGCTCGTCTTGCAGCGCGGGCTGCTCTACCGCAACACCTACAGCTTTCGCTTGGGATGGAAATATTGCCTCCTCGAACCGATGGATTTGGTCGAGATCAGCGATGCCCGACTCGGGCTCTCGAACCAGATCGTGCGGATCACGGCGATCGAGGAGGACGAGGAAGGGACGCTTTCGGTCACCGCCGAGGATTTCTTCGGCACGACGGGCGGCGCCACCGCCGTCCTCTACCCGAAACAAGGGACCGCGCCGACTGCGTTCAATCCAAATACCAATTTCGCCGCTGCTTCAATCAACGCTCCCTTTATCCTGGAGCCGACAGGCGCCCTTCTCGCGGCACAGGGCATCACCTCGCCGCAGCTCATTGTCGGATTGAGCGCCGGCCCGAACGGCGCCTTCGACCCGAAATGGGGCGGGTGCCAGATTTACGCCTCGCTCGACGAGGCGAGCTTTGGCCTGCAAGGCACATTCGAAGGCCGCTCGACGATGGGAGTCACGACCGCCGAGCTGTCGCCGACCGGCTCGACCTTGTCGGTCGATCTCTCCGAAAGCGACGGCAGCCTCGCCAGCGTCTCGGCAGAGGCGGCGGCGGCCGGCGTCTCGCTCTGCGCTTTGCGCGCGGCGGGCGGCGAGCTCGAATATCTGAGCTTCACCACCGCGACGCTGACCGGGCCCAACCGGTACGATCTGACCGGCCTCAACCGCGGGCTTTACGGCACTTTTGCCGTCGACCAGCCGGCAGGCGCGCAGTTTCTTTATTTGGCGAGCGGCTCCTACTACCGGCAGACCTTGCCGACACAGTATGTCGGCCGGCCGCTGTTCTTCAAATTTCCATCATTCAACATCACCGGCGGCGGCCAACAGGCGCTCGCCGACGCCGTTGCCTACGCATACACGCCCTTGGGCGCGCAGGTGAACCCCGGCTCCTTTCCGCTCCTCATCGTCGCCGACACGCCGGCCCCGACCGAGGCGCGCAGCCAGACGGTGCGCGCCGACGCAATCCTGCCGATCGAATCACGCTGACAAGGAGAAATCGAATGCTGCCGAGCAAATTGACGGCCGACGCGCCGGAGCGATTGAGGCGCTGCTACAAGATCGTACGGCGCGATACGATGCGGGACCTGCCCGGCGACATCGTGTCGGCCGATGCCGATGCCGGCGTCTGCGTGCTGCGGCAACGTGACGGCACCGCGCAGGATTACGAGCTGGGCGCCGGCGGCTTGATCATCGTCGGTCGCGCCCTCGTCTTGGGTGTGGCGCTTGCGGTCGGGCTGTCGGCCTGTGCGCAACTGGGGAAATTCACCGAGGGCGACCTCGAGAACGCTGCCGCGCTCGCCACCGCTGGCGGCGACACG